AGAAGCGGCAAGGCAAGCTGTGCGTGAGAAGTATGCGGCTATGCAGACTGCCATTGATTCAGCATCCACGGTTGACGAGATCAAAGCGGCAATGCCATGACCCCAGAGTTACAAAAGTACTACGAAAGTAGGTTTGAGATGATGGGGAATCAGGGGTGGAAGGATTTAATTATTGATATTGACAATATGATAGAGTCACTCAATAATATAAGCGTAATTCCTGATGAAAAGACCTTGATGTTCAGAAAAGGTGAACTTTCCATCTTGACTTGGCTGAAAACCCTTAAAGAGGTCAGCGAACGAGCTTACGAGGAATTGAATGAAAAGAATGTATGAATTTGTCTGCGTAAGTGGACACAGAATTGAGAGGTACTGTGATTATGAGACACAGGAAACTCAGTGTGAGTGCGGTGGTTCAGCCAATCGCACAATCAGCGCACCAAGCGTCAACTTGGAAGGATGGTCTGGTCATTTTCCATCTTCATGGATGAAATTTGACAAGAAACATCGTGATAAGTTGGTGGCAGAGCGCAAAACCACAACATAAGCATTATGCCGTTGTGTATCCTAGAACCCAAAAGTGGCAGGAAAAAGGAAAAATATGTTGATTGATAATCCAGACGAGATGCAGAGTGAGTTAGACATTGTTGAGCAGAAAAAACTTGAATCAACAATTGAGCAAACTTCAGATGACATTCCTGATAAGTATCGGGGCAAACAGTTATCTGACATTATCAAAATGCACCAAGAGGCTGAAAAGCTGATTGGCAAGCAAGCTCAAGAAGTTGGGGAAGTTAGGAAGCTCGCTGATGAACTCATCAAGCAAAACCTTGCTGGTAAACCTCAACCTATTAAAGAGGAAGAACCTGAAGTAGATTTTTTCGAGAATCCACAGGCGGCTGTTCGTAAGACTGTTGATAACCATCCTGATGTTCTTGCGGCTCGTCAAGCGAGTCAAGAGTTCAAAAAGATGCAGATTCAGCAAAAGCTGGCGCAAGAACACCCTGATTTCGGTCAGATTGTTCAAGATGCAGACTTTGTGAATTGGGTGAAATCTTCACCTGTTCGCATTGGTCTGTACGCAAAAGCTGATGGTGAGTTTGACTATGACAGTGCAAACGAATTGTTGAGCACCTACAAGCAGTTGAAGGGCGTTAAGGCAAAACAGACTAGCGATGCAGGGGAAACCCAACGCAAGTCGAACCTTAAAGCGGCAAGTGTTGATGTGGGTGGTACTGGTGAATCTGGAAAACGAGTCTATCGCAGGGCAGACCTTATTCGGCTGAAGATGACTGACCCGAACCGATACGATGCCTTGAGTGAAGAAATCATGGCGGCATACGCAGAGGGGCGTGTCAAGTAACCCTAACTTTTGATTTTTTGGAGTACACAAATGGCAACATCATTTTCCCCTAGTAACTCAGTTACTACCACCACTGGCGCAACATTCATTCCTGAAATTTGGAGTGATGAAATTGTTGCGGCTTACAAGAAAAACCTAGTTTTAGCCAACTTGGTTATGAAGATGAACTTCAAGGGCAAGAAAGGTGACACTGTTCACATTCCTGCACCTACCCGTGGTTCTGCTTCTGCCAAAGCCGCTGAGACAGCAGTCACTTTGATTGCCGCTACTGAGTCTGAAGTCCAAGTGTCGATCAACAAGCACTATGAATATAGCCGCTTGATCGAAGACATCGTGGAAGCACAGGCTCTGAACTCTATGCGTCAGTTCTACACCTCCGATGCTGGCTATGCCTTGGCTCGTCAAGTCGATACAGACTTGGTGCAGTTGGGTCGTTCAGCCAACGGTGGTGCTGGTACAGCCGCATACGCTGCCGCCTACATTGGTGGTGACGGTACGACTGCCTATGTTGCCGCAAGCAACAATGAGTCAGCACTGACTGATGCGGCTATCCGTCGCACTATTCAGCGTTTGGATGACAACGATACTCCTATGGACAATCGTTTCTTCTTGATTCCTCCATCAAGCCGCAACACCCTGATGGGTTTGGCTCGCTACACCGAACAAGCATTTGTCGGTACTGGTGACGCTATTCGCACTGGTGAAATTGGCAACCTGTATGGCATCCCTGTCTTCACCTCTAGCAACGCTGATACCACTTCTGGTTCTGGTGCGGCTCGTGTGTGCTTGATGGGTCACAAAGATGCGATGGTCTTGGTTGAGCAAGTTGGTGTGCGTTCACAAGTACAGTACAAGCAAGAGTACCTTGCTACGCTGTTCACAAGTGACACTTTGTATGGCGTTGCCGCCTTGCGTAGTGCCGCTTCTGTGGGTGCGGCTAAGTCCTCATCCATGTTTGCCTTGGCAGTTCCAGCCTAATTGCAGTTGTCCCCCCTGCCCTAGTGGTAGGGGGTCTTTTTTAAACTAAATTAGGAGAAATCAAAATGGCAAGCGCAACCGCAGTTGTGACACGCAGAGGCAATGACCAGTTTCGTGGTTTGTTCTCTGACACTTGGGCTGTAAAAGCAACCCTTGATGCTGGCTCATTAGATGATGGTGTCGGTGAGACAGATGATGTGACAGTTCCCGGTGTCGCCTTGGGTGACATGGTTATTGGTGCATCTTTGGGTGTGGATTTGGTTGGTTTGACAGTTACTGGCTATGTCAGTGCCGCCAATACCGTCAAGTTCCGCATTCAAAACGAGTCAGGTTCTACAGCAGACTTGGCATCTGCAACTATGAAAATTGTTGTGGTTCGCATGGTGTAAGGATAGGGGGGCTAGTCCCCCCTTTCTCATTTGAGGGGTTTTATGGCTACTTTTCGCTGTCTTCAATCGGGTAACACTGTGACCTTTACCTTGCCACATGACATTGCGTCAATGATTGGGCATCAAGGTTATGTGAGGATTGATGAGGCAGAAGTAACCAAAGAATCTGTAGAATCAGAAGTTAGAACAGATACCGCCTTTCGTGCGCCTGTTATCCCAACAATCAAGCGTATGGGTAGACCCAGAAAGGTTATAAATGTCTGATATTGACGCAAGAGACTTTGGCAAATTAGAGGCTCAAGTAGAGGCACTCCAAAAGGAGATGCACCAGTTAAGCACAGATGTAAAAGCCTTACTTGAACTTGCCAACAAAGGCAAAGGTGGTTTTTGGATGGGTATGACTATCGCTTCATTCATGGGCGGCATCATTACCTTTATTGCTGATCGACTCTGGAAATAAGGAGAACACTATGCCTATGGTTGGAAAAAAGAAGTTTCCCTACTCTAAAAAAGGGGAGAAGGAAGCAAAAGAATACGGCAAGAAAAAGGGTGTTCCTGTGACCATCATGGTTGCTATTGGAAAACCTAAAGGTTTGCCTATGCGTGGTGGCAGAACTGCTACTAACATGATGAAGAAATCCTCAAGAGGTAAATAATGGCATCTTTAACCACCCCTGTAACAGTCCTTAGTGCTGTTGGCGCAACTGGCGCATCTACAGCAGTTCAGGCTGACGCTGGTCAACCAGCATTCTTGCAAGTTTCTGGTATTACTACTGCAACTGTTGCGTTTCAAGGCAGTCTTGATGGCACAAACTGGTCGACCATTGGAACTGCTTTAACAGCCAATGGCATTGTGACCATCCAAAATGCGCCCAAGTATTTACGAGCCAATGTAACTGCTTGGACTTCAGGCTCAATCACTGCCAAAATCCTGTACTAAGGAGAAACCCTATGAAGATGACTAAACCACAGAAGAAGATTAAGAAAGTCATGGGCGAATTCAAGGAAGGTACTTTGCATTCTGGCAAAGGTGGCAAGGTTGTGAAGAACCCAAAACAGGCAGTTGCCATTGCTTTGAGTGAAGCAGGGATGTCTAAGCCAAAGAAGAAGATGAAATGAAAACTGGCTTGTACTCAAACATCAATGCAAAACAGGCTCGTATCAAGGCAGGGTCTGGCGAGAAGATGCGTAAAGTAGGTAGCAAGGGTGCTCCTACTGCGGCTGACTTTAAACAGGCGGCAAAGACTGCAAAGAAACCTAAAAAGGTGAAGTGATGAAAACTCCTGCTTGGCAACGCTCCGAGGGCAAAAATCCCAAAGGGGGGTTGAATGCCAAGGGGAGAGCGTCTTATAATGCACAAACTGGTGGTAATCTGAAAGCACCAGTTAAGTCGGGGGACAACCCTCGCAGAGCAAGTTTCTTGGCTCGCATGGGCAATATGGCTGGTGCTGAGTACAAAGATGGTGAACCGACTCGATTGCTTCTTTCGTTAAAGGCTTGGGGGGCTTCCTCAAAAGCTGACGCAAAGGCAAAAGCTAGAGCAATTTCCGAAAGGAATAAGGCGAAGGCAAAATGAGAGCATTATCGGTTGGAATTAGTCCCACAGCGGCAGTTGATACGACAGTCTACACCTGTCCAACGGGCTATTACGCCAAATTTACCGTGATGTACATCCACAATACTGGTGCATCTACTAAGCACATAACTGTTCAGTGGTTTGACGCAAGTGCTAATGCCACGCTAGATATTTTGACCCAATACACTTTTACAGCAAAAACCTATCTTCAGTTTGATGGTGGCGCATACATTGTTTTTGAAGAAGGTGACAAACTCAAAATCACTACTGAATCTGGTTCATCATTTAGCTTTGTTGCCACATTTGAACAAATAGGATTGACACGACAATGACCTACCTAGAACTCATCAACGATGTATTGATTCGGTTGCGTGAAACAACTGTATCAACCAATGCCGAAACAACTTACTCAACTTTGATTGGCAAGTTTGTCAATGATGCCAAGCGTCAAGTTGAAGATGCGTTTGCTTGGAATGTTTTGGGTCAGACAATTACTGTGACTACTGTTGCGAGTACACCGTCATACTCTTTGACTGGTGCTGGTCAAAAGTTTCAGATTCAAGATGCCATCAATGTCACAAGTAATGTTGGCATGATGAACATTAGCTTTGTGGACATGAACCGCAAACAAAACTTCTTGCCTTTGGTCAACGCTATTCCAACTGAATTCACCTTTGATGGTGTAGATGGTAATGGAGATACAAAGGTCAGTTTGTTTCCAATACCAGATGGTGTTTACTCAATCAAGTTTGCATTGACAGTGCCTCAAGCCACACTCTCTGCTGATGGTACAAGTGTTCTTGTTCCTGATGTGTTGGTGGCTCAAAATGCTTATGCAAGGGCATTGGTAGAGCGTGGTGAGGATGGTGGTTTGTCTTCATCTGAAGCGTATTTGTTGTACAAGTCAATGCTCTCTGACCACATTGCTTTAGAAGGCACTCGTTACCCAGACACAGGGGAGTTTGTTGCGATATGAGCCAACAGATTCAAGCCTACAGCATCTCAGCCCCCGGTTTTTATGGGTTGAACACTCAAGACTCGCCTCTTGATTTGAATGCTGGCTTTGCCTTGGTTGCGACAAACTGCATCATTGACCAGTATGGTCGTATTGGTTCACGACAAGGTTGGTCAAGGGTAAATGCTTCTTCAGGAAACCTTGGTGCAAATGATGTCAAGGTCATCCATGAGTTAGTGCAAGAAGATGGTTCTTTGACTGTTCTTTTCACTGGCAACAACAAGCTGTTTAAACTTGATGGGTCAAACAATGTTGTGGAATTGACCTACGGGGGTGGTGGTACTGCACCAACCATTACCGCAAGCAATTGGCAATGTGCCTCTTTAAATCAGATCACTTATTTCTTTCAGTCAGGCTTTAACGCACTGATCTATGACCCTGCTGTATCTACAACGACATACCGTAGGGTGTCTGAAAAGACAGGGTATGTGGCTACAGTGCCTGATGCAGACATTGTGATTTCAGCATTTGGTAGGT